CAAGCAAAGATGAGCTATTTGCTATATGTACTTTGATTTTTTTTGAAATTGCTATTGCTAACCAAAACTCACAACAAGCTCTACCTGCCTCTGCAAAGTTAATTGCTTTATGTGTAAAATCTATACCATATAAATGTAAATCTGAAACTTCTTGTGATATGGCATATGCAAGGGAATAAGCTACAGTATTGTTTAAGTAAGCATATCCAGTTTTTTGTATAACTTCTTGTAAGGGAAATTCAACAACATCTGGACATCTTTTGTCTAAACAACAAGAGAAAATAGGTATATCTTTCTTTTCTCTTAATCTTTCTTGCATAACATCTGTTTGTTTGCCTGCGTTTGGTGTATCAAGAAATCTTGAAGGCGGATCCATCATAAAACACTTATCGTGGTAAATCACACCAGACATCGAGTTTATTGTCCAAACTTCGTCAAATTTTTCACTACGAATTTTTGCTAATATGTATTCTGAGAAACTATTGCCAAGTGCAACAATAGCTATGCTTTTATTTTTTAATTTCATTAAGACCTTGGTTGTCGAACTAATCCATCTCTATAACTATCAGAATAATTTCTTCCCTCTGCATAATTTTTTAATCGTGCAAGAGATTCAACATATCGTGTAGTATATAGTTGGATTAAGTCGTTTTCCCCTTTCATAAACGTATAAGCTTCAACTAATGAAGCATATAGCAATGCATCAGATGCATTTGTACTTATCCAAGTTGTTCCTGAATCATCTGTGGTTAATGATGCAGGTCTGTAAAAATAATGTAATTCAACCGAAAGACTACTACTTGGTGTAGGAGATACAATAAAATTATCAACATCAAACTGTGCATAATAAATAGGTAACCCAGTTGTAGAAGGATTTGGTGCATATTCTTGTATAAAATTCACATCTTTTTGTAAAAGAAAAACATTATTACTGCTTGAGTCAACATAAGATAAAGAATGAGTTGCTAAATAATCTGAAGGCTTTTGTAGAAATTTATTACCACTAGTCATAGTTCCAGTTACATTTTTTCTAAAATAATCTAAATCAACTGATTTAAATATTCTTTCTTCTGCATTTGTTATGAAAAAAGGTATTTCTGCAACAAAAGTTGACTCATCATTTTGAGTCCATTCTTGAATAGATGCGGTTAATGTTGTTAAAGTAAAACTCATGATACGCTCACTGTTACTGTACCTACTTCACCTTTTGCTCTTGGTGTAGCATTGAAAACTAATGTATTTAAATCAAATATTGGTATTGTTATTTTTTCATTTATAAATTCAATTCTTGGTTTAGGGTTTTTAAGACCTTGTGGATCGGGTCCTACACGAATAGGAGACAGTTGAGGATGCTTTGAGTCATATTCATCATGACCAACAGTCAAACCATTCCATTCTTTTCTCATGTCTGTAAGTTTATAACGAAAGCCAGAACGTTCTGAATATCCAAATGCATTTTTATTACTTGCAAATTTTGCCATTAGACTCTCAAATATTTTATGTCAGGTGTAAGTTTAAGTGGTACTCTATCCTCATCTTCATCTCTTGCTCTTTGAAATTCTTCCTCATAAACACTTTTTAATATTTGTATTCTGTCGGGTGCTCTTTTCATAGATATATAATAAGCAAGTCCCGCAACTAAACAAGGTAAAAAACGAAAAGGGATGTCATTTGTATTTTGTAAAGTGTCGGCATCTTGTATTCTACGGACATAATAATAAACTAAAGTATCTGAACTAGAGTCTGGAGTTGGCCAAAGAATTAGAGAAGGAGTTATTTTTCTGTCAAAATAAAACTGACTTGGTCTACCGCTTTGAGATTTGTTTGGAAGATTTAAATAATCACCTCTAGACATTCTACTCAAAGCAAAATCAGTACCGCTTCTTCGTATCACCACCTCGAGCAGATCAGTATAATCAGCGGTGAATTGATATGAGTCAGTTCCAGATGTTAAAGACTGTGTTGCTTGTTCTACAGTCCAAAGATTTAAACCTCTATTTGCCCATTCAGAAAACATTATATTCAAAGATCTACGTGCAGTCTTTGCATCATATCCAGTTCTCATCTCTAGACCACAACGCTCATATGCCTCTTCAATTGCTTCTGCTACGTCTAGATTAAAATCTCTTGAACTAGATGTTGTCATTTCTTTTTCCTTTTCAAAGATTTAACTCTTCTTGGAGCACCTCTCGGCTGACCTAATCTCTTCTTCTGTGCTATCCTACTACGTTTTTCAGAGGCTGTCATCTCTGATGCAGTTTTTGGTGTTTTACTAGAAATACGTTTTGTTGGTCTACAATAAGGTGTACCTCTTTTTTCACCCTTTTGTCTTCCACACTTTTTACCAGTTCTTTGATCTTTCCAATCTTCTTTGAACCATCGTTTAAGTGCTAGACCAGCTTTTGTTTTTCTAACTGCCATTATCCGTAAAACGTTTCTTTTCTTCTATTATTCATAACGACACCACAACCTTTTGCAATGTTTGAGTTTTTTGATGGTCTTTTACGTTTTTGTTTAGTGGACCCGCCATCTCTAAAATTTTTTGTAGCATTTCCTTTTGAATCAACAGTAAAATTTGATTTTGGAGATGGCTTTTTTTCGTAATATAGTTCTCTTACTGCTTTTTCTAAATCTTTCATATTATAGCTTGAACTACCTACCTCTTCAAATTTAGGACTTCCACCAGAACCAAATTTAACTGCACCTCCTTCTGCTTTTTTCTTGGTTTTCTTCTTTTTGCCACCAGTGCCATAGTTTGCTGCACCTACCTTTCGGCATTTTGCGATAGCTCCTCCTGCATAAGCACTTGGAAAAACTTTAAACCTTGCTTTAACTTTTCGATAACATGCGTCTTTTGGCATTTTTTTTCACCTTTGCTAATTTTTTCTTTTTGTTTGGGGGTTTTGAAATTTGTTTGCTCATTTGAGATCTACCCATAACCATTATTTTAACAACGATAACAATTCTGTTACCGCTCCCGTATTAGTTACAGCTATAACTGCCAAAGCACCAATTAACATCCATTTAGCTTGAAAAACTGCTCGTTTAATATCTGTCATGTCTGCTCTTAACTCGTCAACATGTTTAACAAGATAGTCTTGTTTGGATTTCCATTCAGCAAATTCTATTTGCAAAGACTGAACATTTTTTTCCACTAACATTTCCACCTTTTTCTTGCTTGTCTCAATCGGCTATTAGGATCTTTAGCAGCCTTTGGAAACTTCTTCATTTGACCTGCCGATCTTGCACAAAATGATTTACGTCTTTTTGCAGCTTTGCTACCAGGCTTAACTTTACCAGTAACCGCAGTTTTTAACTTACTACCAGGGTTGTCTCTTCTATATTTAGCAACACCTGCTTTAGTCATTCCCGCCCCAGTTTTTGTAGAGCGAAAATACTTTTTAGTTTTAGGTGGTTGTTTGTCTTTTTTTCTAGACATTTTACCTCCTATGCAAAGAAGAAAGTCATCATATCTGCTGTATCAACTGTATATTTTACAGACATTCCACTTGCAAACAACACACCTTCGTCTGGTATGTTTCTATCAATCACAGTATTAGCAGTTCCTATTGTTCTTGATTTAAACAAAACTGTTCCATCTTCTGGTGAGCCATCAAAAAACTCAACATCGCCTGCGGTCCCTCCAGATGTTACAGAGAAACCTTTAAGTCTTGTTCTGCCACCAAAAACTGCTTGTGCACATAAGGATCCTGAACCAACTGTTATGTTACCCGCAAATTGAGCAGAACTTGTAACTGATGTAACTGTTAAAAATAACTTTGTACCTGCTACGGCTTCAGCAGAACCTGTTGATATTATAATTTCTGATAAAGCATTACCAAAAACATCTGTACCAACAATAGTATTTGTTTTTGCATTGTCACTTGTACCCGCTGTAGTTACTGTTACATTCCTTGCGGCTCCTCCAACAAACGTAGTGTTTGCCATTGTTGCTGAAGTGTCTGGTCTAGCTGCAGTAACTAATCTATCTGCATCTGCTGCATTTTCATCACTAATGGTTAGTGCTCGTACATCTGAACGACCCGCCATATTAATCTCCTTGTAAAAGATGGGGGTATAAAACCCCCATTAATTAAGCTGCGTAACCCATTAATTCAATGAATAATTTACCTGCTGTAAAGTCAGCATCTGTAGTTGTACCACAAGTTAAGTATAAAAATTCATCGGCTGCTGGAACGCCAGTAAAGTAAACTTTACTTCCTAATGTTGCATCACCTGCGTTAACTAGTAATGTTTCTGTTAAACTACTGATAGCACCATCTTCAACACCAGTTCCTTCTGTAGCAGAATGTATATTAATATCTGGATCACCACCAGCTGGTGCTTCAAAACATTCCATACTACCAGTTAAGATAGTTCCGTTTTGTGCAGCAGTAATTTGACCAATATGACAAACTAATGAAGTTCCGTTGACACCAATGATGTCGCCACCAGCAGTAGATCTTAAACCAGTTAGATCAATTAAAATTCTTGTTGTTATAATACCACCAACTCTTTGAATGGCACTTCTATAAATAGTTCCAGAACCAGTTGTTATACCAGTGCCTGCTTCTGTTGCTAAAGTGTTTGCATCAAAAGATGTAATACCACTTGAATTAATGCTAGATAATGTAGTAAATGCTCCAGTTGTAGCGTTTTTACTCACAGATGTAAAACCGCCTTCTGATCGTACTGGACCCGAAAAAGTTGTATTAGCCATGTCAATCTCCTTGTCTTGGCAAATGTCGAAGTTAATTCTTCGTCAAGGTATTAAAACTATAACATAAAAAAAGAGCGACTGTAAAG